GTCCTACAGAAGTTGAATATGTGTAAAGAGTAGAGCCATCCCATATAGTGCTTAGATTGGCTATATCATTACTATAACCAAATTTATTAATATGAGAATATCCACCAACTTTGTCTGCAGCAATAGGAATATTTGCTGCAGCGCCCCAAGAATTTAGTATGTTACCATCTTTATCAGCAAGCATAACAACCTCATACTGTTGAGTGTTATTAGTATTTAGAGCTTGTGTTAATTTATTCCAGATTGCCATGGTTTATTTATGTATTAATTTTAATACTCCCACAAATCCTTCTTTTTATTTCCCGCCAGCGGATGGGGTAAAATAAAAACCTATTATCGCTCCCAAAGTGGCGACTGATACCAAAGCGATGTGTCCTGTCGTAATCGCCGTGGTGACTTCAGCTCCACTTGGGAATTTAACGAGCCCCCATAAGAGCGAGAAGTTTTCTTTATTTTCTGGTGGGGTAAAGGTGATGATTGTGACGCCTGGCCAGATTGTGCAGAGGACCGAGATAACGAAAAAGTTGAGCATCCCGATAAGAGCAATAATCCGACGAGTAGCACGAGTAAACATTGAGGTTTCTGCATTGGTTTCTCCGAATATGGCTTTTTGAGTTTCGATACTTGCTTTAGACATTGCCAAATCTCTTGCAAGCTCACGTTTGGCAGCAGCGGCTTTAGCATCTGAAATGCCTGCAGCGAATCCACCTAACATCTTTAGAATTGATCCCATTCCAGTGGCACCAAGTGTTGTAAGTAACATTGTTATAAGTCCGAACATATATCTATTTATAATAATATGATTTCCCAAATCAAGTTATATTATAAATAGAATTGAATATATGAATTCAACAAAAAGCCGAAGATTTAAAAAGGTGGTATCAAAACTAATAGCGGCAAAGCCCAATCTGACATATAAGCAGATTCTCTTTAAAGCGAAACAGATGATATCTGGAACATAAGAGGAGATTAGCCTCCTACAAAAACGTTTGAAGAACCAGTAGCAGCAGCACCTCCACAAGATACCGCATCGCCAACTCGCCTTTGTGGCCTATAATTGGTAAATACTGATCCAGAACCAGCTGCACCAACAGCACCGTGAGGAGGACATACTCCACAACCGTGCGGTACATATGGATCACCGACCCTATGAGCTGGAGCTTTATTGATAAATACATTCGGTGATCCTCCACTAGTTGCCCGGCCCGGATAACATCCGTGACCAGTACATTTATCTGGCATATGTCTATGAGCTGCTGGCATTTCCTATAATCTCTCCTGTTGCGTAATCCATTGGTGGAAACTGATCAAAGAATGTCTCAAGAGCTTCGCCAATTTTTATACTCATCGTATTTTGGATTTCTTTCGTATAAGTATATATATCAGATCTAAATTCAATATCTGCAAGTGGATCATCTGGTTCGGTTATTTTTACGTCATATCTTATCTGAATATTGCGTGATTTAAATGTGCCTGGATCAATATTAATTTCAAATATAAATCGAGCCATTTGATCTTCAGAAGGAAGAGGTGGAGGCCATCCGTTTTTTCTAAGTTCTTCATTCGTAATAATATTCTTCCATGCGATGGAAGTATTAGGAAATAATCCAGCAGAAAATTTTCCACTATATGTACTTGAGAATGATATATTGTCATACGATATTGTATGATACGCAGATGAATAATAAACTCTCCCTTCATCAAGAGATATATCATAATATGCCATACCATTAGATATATTTTGATATGAAGATTCGAATGCACCTTGGTCTTGATATATACCTTTAAATACTATTGATGTTGGACTATATTGTCCACTGTAAGTGCTATTACTAAGCACATCATTGAATGAAGGAGCGACAGTCACTTCTCCTTCGCTTGGATTTACTGGATTACTAATAATCTCAAATCCCACCAATTCCTCCTCCTTTGTTGGATCAAGAATCAGTTGCCCAATCCAACCATATAATGTGTGTGAAAATTCTTGAAATGTGTCAGATCCTGATAAAGTTTTTGTGACATTTGCCATAAAAGGTATTTATATGGTTTACACACATAAGCCGTTTTGGTATAATAATATATGAAATCGCTTATCTTATTAAGCATCTAGTTTAGCAACTTGATCATACATTTTGTGATTTTTATAGAGAAAACTTATAAAAATACATAAGTTATTGGATATCAACGGGATACTATCTATGTACAATTATGCGATTTATGGTATAATTAATACTGTAACCAACCAATAAAGCTTATGAAAATTGAGAATGATATAAAAAATGGAGTTGAGGCTCTCATCGATGTCGCTAAGAAATCATATGAGAAATGGTCGAATGGTGGCGACACTATTCGATCTGAAATGTATGAACGTTATTGCGATCGAATCAAATACAATCCCGGTTCAAAATACATTAAGATTCTTTCTAGCGGTAGTGTCCACTCATTTGTGGTCAACACTGATAAAGACAAGAAATTCAAACGAGGCGATATTCTGAAAGCCGCCTCTTATAACGCTCCCGCTCGAAACTTCGCTCGAGGAAATGTTCTCGACGGTTCTCTTGAAAATGTTAGTTGGACTGGAGTTGTTTAAAATGAAAAATAATAACAACACAATATCCTATCCTTACGCTTACGGTTATCTTGATGGAAGGCTTAGAAGGTTCGCCGAATCATTCGAGATAAAGGCTCGAGCTTCTGGACATGAATTAGATTCATTCGCAATTGAATATTTAAAAGAGGAGCTTGAGAAACTAGTTGACAATGCTCACGCCAAGGGCATTGAACATTTTAACGAACATGGTTTTTAAGAACTCTAATATGAAATCGACTAAAAAAGATTGGCTACACTTCACAGCGGGATTTGTCACTGCTGTACTCATGGCACTCGCTGTATCAGACGCAACTGGAGCAACACACCAAGATATCGTTGCAACCACACTAATTCTTGAAGCTGGAGGCGAATATTCTCTTGGTGCAATGGAAGCTGTTCACGAAGTGATTTATAATAGATCGATTAAGAGGAATAAATCAATGTCTGAAGTCTGCCTTCAAAAATGGCAATTCTCTTGTTGGAACGATAAGGACATTGATCAGAATATCGCAAAGGCAAAGAAGCATCCACGATGGAGTAAGGCAATGAAGATTGTGAACACTTCTAAGATGACTAATTATACACACGGTGCTGATCACTATTATGCTGACTATATCAAACCTCCTTATTGGGCGAAGAGCATGACTCGCACTACGCAGATTGGTCGACACATATTTTTTAAATAATTTATGCATATATTCTCTATACATCATAAAGCGTTGATTAACAACGAGTTTTATCGGTGTACAGAATAACTCTAATATGGTATAATATATACATAATCAAGCTAAAGATGACTAATAACAATCTAATACTCTCAGTTAAAGAATGGTTTTCGAATGAGAAGTATGTTTCTCGCGGATCATATTCTGTATCGACAATTGCTAATCGACTTGGAGTCACTACTAACAAAATTTATTCAATTCTAAGAAAAGCAGAATGGTCTAAGTCAGATGAGCAATACTTTTCTGACAGTGATAGAAAATATTACGTATATCGTTACATCGGATAAATATAATTATGAAAAAACTAACAATAGCATTAATCGGTGTTGCATCTATTGCAACAGTAGCAAACGCACAATATCAACTCAATGAGGTTATTCGAGATGGAGTTGTAGGAGGCGTTATAGGTGGAGTCATTGGTAATAATACTGGAAAGGGTGATTCAGAGACAGGTGTGCTGATTGGAGTTGTATCAGGAGTTACTGGTGGAATTCTTAATCGTCAAGGAACTGCTACACGACCTAATCGGTGTTATTCCCCTCCACCTCGTGTTCATTCTCCACGAGTCGTAAACTGTGTTCGCTCTTATACATACTATGAAAGTGTTTGGGTCAATCCTGTGTATAATTACGATGTGTATGGAAATCCATTTGTTGTACGTGAAGGATATTGGAAACAAATTCGTCGACATCGTACAGAACCATGTAGTGGCTGTAATCGCTGCATATAATTATTTAGTTTACAAACCACTCAAATTGATATAGTATTACATTATGACAGAAAAACAAAGACTAGCGTTTATTAAAAAAACAGTTAAGCGACTTGATCGCCAGCGTAAAGGTTTGCCAACTCGAGGTCGACTTGCTAAGCCTAAACAAAAATTCGCCGAAGATTATGTGGATTTTGCACCTAAAGAACCTTCTATTAATGATATTCAAGAAGAGTTTGAATTTATGACAAAATACACTGCTGACAAATTTGTAGATCTAAGCGAATAAAATTATGGCTAAAGTACTCGATAAATATAATCGCGTTATCGCTTGCGATTCAAAATATACTGGCGAAGAACCTCAATGGGATGGATGTGAAAACTGGGATCCTATTAAGTTTATGGCAAATCGAAATCGCATGTTTGGTTTCTATAATTACTATCTCAGTGCTAAAGATTTAAAAGTCTTTACTCTTGATTGGATGAAAAATAATGGGTATAACAAAGATAAGATTAAATATATCAAAAGTCTTCCAGATACCCAACCTTCTGTAACTATATCTAAGCTATGTCGAGCTTTAAGTAATGGTATGCTACCAACATGTGATGGTTGTATGGAGTATTATAAGAAAAATCCTGGTTATTCTGTGAGTAAACCACACGATGATCTAGCTACTGTAAAGAGTGCAATTGCTGATCTCTTAAAAGGATATGTAAAGACATCTGTAAAAGAAATTGACGGATCAGAAGTTAAAGAGACTGTGACTATAAGTCCTTTAGAACGATTGAAGAATAAGGTTGAATCTACTGTTTGTCGTGACTTAGATTGGATGCTTGATGATTGGATTAATACAGAAGTAAAGGTGGATGGAATTAATCTACACTCTTCTCTCAAATCTAATTCGATCCCAGTTGCAGGTCTTAAGCATGTAAACGAATGGCTCATGAGACAGAAAGATGAATTGTGTGGAGCAATTGATGGTGATCCAGATTGTGTTGAAGGCTATTCTCATCTGAATAAACCTGCTATTCGTAATCGTATTAAAGAGCTCGATAAAATGCTTTCTCAACTTGAAAAGTATAAGGCTACACATACGAATGCTCGTAAGCCTCGTATGAAAAAAGTTCAGTCAGCAGATAAACAAGTTAAGCAAGTTAAGTATTTGTCTGAGTCTGATGAGTATGCTATTACTTCAGCATCTCCAGTCTTAATTCCTGGATCAAATGAAGTATATACATTCAATATTAAATACCGTAAACTGAATGTGTATGTGTGTGATTCTAGAGAAGGCATGAGCGTTAAAGGTACAACACTTAAGAACTATAATGAAAGTCTAAGTTATAGTATGACTCTCAGAAAACCAAATGATATTCTTAATGCAATTGTAACAAAATCACCAAAGCAAAGTAAAAAGATCCTAGACGATTTGAAGACTAAGCGTAAACCAGTTAATGGTCGTATAAATGATCAAATGCTCATTCTCAAAGTAACATAATGCCAAAAAAAATACAAGTTAAAATCTCCATGACTCGTGAAGAGTTAGTGCTTCAAACTGAAATGTTAGTTCATAAAGATAATATGACATATGCAGAAGCTATATGCCATTTATGTGAACAAAGAATGATTGATCCTGAAGATATGGCGAAGCTCGTTAAAGGTCCACTTAAAGTTAAGCTTGAAGCTGAAGCCATGAGTCGTAATATTATTAAAAGAACTACTGCCTCTCTTTTTAACGTATGAATGGATATCAAGCATATTGCTTATATAATTCTATTAGATTGCATTTCTCTCAAGAGAAGTATGACGCATTCAAATATAATTTTAGAGCAAACTTAAAGCTATCTGCCTTTGAGAAAAGGCGTGATCGATATTTCTTTGAGAAAATTGCTCGCCGTTATTCAAATGAAGATGATTTAAAGTTATTCTTTGTTGATAATATAATGTCAGATATTAGTTGGATTGGAGACATGAATCATGATCTTCATAAAAAACGTGATTCATATCGTCAATCATTATATTATAATTTCGAAAAAGAAATAAAACTTATACGAGCAAATGCGTATAAATATAACCTCGACTTTGATGGAGTATGTAAAACATCCTCTAACAAGTCTGATAATCTCCTACTTAATCTTTATATGAGTCAACAGTTATCAGCCGATACTCTTGTGATTATAGATCATTTGGTAGGTTTTATCAAAAGCCTGAAGAGCGAATTGCGAGATCCATTAGGTATCACACAATCCACTCTTCTTACACTCAAAAAATATCAGCCGTTTCTTATTCCATTGATTGGCAATAATAAAAACAAATATCGTGAGAGAATCATTTTATTGTTTACATCAGAGCCTAATCAGTATAATATAGAATTTGTTGGTATTAATAATACACCGCAATACAATACAATATAAAGAAAATACAAAATAATATGTCGTTCGCAAACCTAAAACAAAATCGTGCAGCAGCAATCGATAAGCTAATTAACGCAGCTTCTAAAGACACTGAAAAGAAGTCTTATGGAGATGATCGATTCTGGGCACCAACAGTAGATAAAGCAGGTAATGGTTATGCCGTTATTCGCTTCTTGCCAGCACCTGAGGGTGAAGATCTTCCATGGATCAAATATTGGGATCATGGATTTAAGGGACCAACTGGTCGCTGGTATATCGAAAACTCTCTCACTTCGATTGGTCAAACTGATCCAGTAAGTGAGATGAACAGTCAACTATGGAACACTGGTCGTGAAGAAGACAAAGAGCTTGCACGTATGCGTAAGCGTCGTCTGCACCATGTCTCTAACATCCTCGTTATCTCTGACTCTGCTAATCCTGAAAATGAAGGTAAGGTATTCCTTTATAAGTACGGTAAGAAGATCATGGATAAAATCATGGATATTATGCAACCACAATTCCAAGATGAAAAGCCAGTTAATCCATTCGATTTCTGGGGTGGAGCTAATTTTAAACTGAAGATTCGCAACTTTGAGGGTTATCGTAATTATGATAAGTCTGAGTTCGAAGCACCATCTGAATTATTTGATGGTGACGAAGGTAAACTTGAATCAGTTTATGGCTCAATCTATGGATTGAATGAGTTTGTTAGCGAAAGTAACTATAAGTCTTATTCTGAATTGAAGAAGAAGTTATACGAAGTTCTCGGTGAAGAGAATCTAGCTAATACATTTTCGACCGAAAAACAAGTCGAGCTTAACGAGACACTTCCACCAAAGGTTGATGCACCTGTTGCATCCCAAACGGAAGCAGTCGATGTAAGCCTAGACTCAGAAGATGATGGTGACACACTTGACTATTTTGCCAAGTTAGCTCAACAAGGCTAAGAATCTCTGATCTAGAATAAGTAGGGGGGAGTGGTTTAATTACCGCTCCCCTCTTTTTTTAGTAAGCTAACTGAGTTGTACCAAATAAAGTTTGGGTTTTATCGATATGAGGTGGTGCGGCCACCGTAACATTCGATACTGAAGATTTAGAATTATTAATATTACTTGGAGCTATAATCGGTGCACTTGATACTTTACTACTTTCACCCTTTAATTCTGCGTTTTCTCTTTGAGCCATAGTAAGTTGAGCT